TCAGAAGACGAGGAACATCAGCATCTTGAACTTCAAGTTCAGTCATTCGCCGCAATAAATCTGCAAGATTGCTGCTTGCAGGACTGGTAGTTTGACGAACGAATTCAATGTATTTTTTAGTATCAATGGTTTGAGTCATAAGTTTAGTAGTTCTAATTCGGACTGAGGTAATTTGTTTTTATATTCTTTAAGTTTTTGAGGTTTTTGTTTTTGAATGGGAATAATTTCTGTGGTTGGTAATGCTTTGGCAATTTCAATATCAATCACTGGACTCATGAGTGTTTTGTTTTTTACAATTTCACGATTTGGTATGTCCAAATTCATCATCATCCTTGCATCTTCAAAATCTCCACAATCGCAAATTTTTTTCCCAGTTCTTCTTTCCCTTACAGTATAATACTCTTCACTATTATATTTCAAAACTTAAATCCTTCAAATGATTTTTTAGGTTTCTTTTCTTCATAATCATACTCTTCTTCTTGTTTATTGTCAAGTATGTCTTTCTGTGCTGACTGCTCACAATCATAAAGACGCATCTTAGCACGATCAATACCAATCACAAATCTCTTATGAATGGTTGGATCATTGTAACGATTCTTCAATTGCTTCACTAGAATCTGTCCCAAACCCTCAAGGTCTTCTGTGCTAATAAGGGCAAACATAAGATCAGCAGTAGCAGGAAGACCAAAGGACTCGCTAGTATCAGTAAGTTCAACATCAGAAGAACCATAACCTGAGCGAGTGGTCTGAGTAGCGGAGACAATTGGGACATTAAACTCGACGGCGAGCCCCCTAAGTTCCTCAGCAATTGCCTTGACAAATGTATAAGAATTGATATTGCTGTTTCCGCGATACCGACTGGAAGAACAAATATTAAGGTAATCAATGAAAATAATATCAGGTCTAAATGACTTCTTAAGTGAAAGTTCATTAAGAAGTGCTTTAAAATGTCCAGCATGAGCTGATGCCGTTGGGTATTCTTTAATTATAAGTGTTCCTTGTGTTTTCTTTGCAAGGTTATTTACCTTGGTTTCAAAGGTTGATTTTGGCAACTCACAAATATCTTGAATCGGAACATTCAGGAGGTTTGCATCAATTCTTTCAGCAATGCGTTCTTCTGCCATCTCCAACGTAATGTACAAAACGTTCCGTCCCTGGAGCAAGACGGAGCTAGCCACATGGCACATGAATAGAGATTTCCCGACGCCCGTACCAGCAAGAGCGATGTTAAGAGTTTTGTTAGGGAGACCACCTTTCGTGATTTTATTAAAGTATTCAAGATCGAATTCAATTTTATCCTCCTTTTTGTGATAAGATTCATATCGTTGTTTATAATCCTCTAAGTAATCATGTCCAATGTGAGTATCAAAACTCACTGCCAAAGCATCTGAAAGAATTGTTGGAATTGAATCTCTATTTTTCTTTTCATCATTACCATCAGCAATGTGAATTGACTCCATAAGTGCCAAATAAATGGCACGATCACGACACCACTTTTCGGTGGTGTTGATCAACCAATTCAATTCAACAGTTACATCTTCAAGATGATCAATCAAATGAACAATTTCTTTAAAAGATGTATCATTAATATCTTTCCTATTTTCAATTTCAATACAAAGAACTTCTTTAGTTGGAAGTTGATTATATTTTTGAATAAATGTTAAGATTTCTTGAAATACAATTTTTTGAGTTATGTCTTCAAAATATTCATCTTTGATGAAAGGAATAACCTTTCTCATGTATTGCTCATTATGTAACAGGTTTCTAAGAATTAGAAACTCAACTTTCTCCATAACTAAATTCCTTACGTGCGATTTCGTCCAACTTTTGCATCACTTCTTCAGTGAAGTATTCTTCAGGATTTGCAAGAATTTGCTTTGCATAAATTTTCTTGCCATCCATCTCATAACGGCCCGCGACATTCTTCCAGAGTCCACCGAGTTCCCCGAGTTCCAGAAGACCATAATAGCGATCAAGACCGCGCTCATCATAAAATAAACGGACTTCAACTTGCTGGTTCTCCTTACTTAAACGCGATTTGTGAGTCTTAGCCTTGATAATATTTCCGACCACTTCTGTTCCATCCTTTTCTTTCTTTTTGCTGAGATAAATGATCGTACTTGCTGCGTATTTGAGTCCAGAACCTCCGCCCATTTCTTTTGTTGGCACATAAGCTCCGATGACATCGTATGTATGATTTGTGACAATGAGGGGAACATTTGCCTGTCCTAATTTAAGTGTGAGCATTCGGAATGCACCTTTAACCAGTTGAGATTTGGTCATATCACGAACTTGTTTATCGTTCAGTGCATCAGTGATTTCTTTCTCGGTAGAAAGCATACCCAGAGAGTCTAGCACAAAGATGCAGGGTTTGCGTTCTTCTGTTGGTTTTTTAAGATAAATATCAACTGCTTTAAGTGCCTTACTGCGAAACTCTTCTATGGTGACAACATTAATCACAACGAATCTACTTGTGTCAATACCACGAGACTCAATCAGTGACTTATTGACAGCGGCTTCAGTATCAAAGTAGAGACAATAACCATCGGGGTGAGTATTAAGAAAATTCTTAACCACAGCGAGAGAAAAGAAAGTCTTTCCAGTAGAAGACTCTCCAGCAATAGCAGTAATTTTATTACCAGAAACACCACCAAATATACTACCTGAAACCAGTGCATTAAAGATATACGAACCCGTGTCAACATAAGTTTCAGTCTCATCAATGTCGGAAGCGAGTTTGGTATACTCACCACCCACTTCTTTTACGATTTCTTTAAGAAAGTCCATAATCACTCAAAAATATAGTGTGGATTTTGAGATTTAAAAGTCTCTACCTGTTCTTTAGTTTTAAAGAATTTGAAGAGTGTTGAATTTGGAAACTCTTTAAGTTGATATTTTACTTTAATCATTATGCTACCATCCCGTATTGTTCACGAAGTATTTTTTTATAAGGAAGTCCTTGCTCGCGGAGTTCACTTACAAGTTTTAATTTTTGATAAAGTTTAGTATCACCACCAAGTGTGAGTGATTTAACGATTGTATTCAGTTCTCCATCAGTAATAGGAAGATCCATTATGCAAAAAAGAGTTCAAGGTTTACAGTTTTTTCTACGTTCCACCCAATACAATCCAAAATTGTTTTGAGAGGTTCAAGAAATGCCTTTTCAAATTGTAGTTCATGATCAATGTATTTGTCAAGGCCCAATTCTTTGGGAAACTCTTGAATGAAAGACATAATATTTTCTTGAATAGTGTTGGGTTTTTTTAAGTAAATAAATTTAATTTTTTCTCCATTATTAATAAGGGAGTACTTATTAATCAGATTATTCTTTTTAATATAATGATTGAACAATAATGCTCCGCGTACATGAACTGGCGTTCCTTTGGAATAAATTGTGGCTGGAGAGAAGTACTTATTTATATCGGATGCTGATCTAGGAAATGCGATTTGTTCTGGTGGGAGCGTCCTAAATTCACGGCGGCATTTATCAATGTGGTTGATAACATCATCTTCAGTCCCGTGCATCATGATGTTGAAAGACTCTTTCAACATTTTACGACAAGGAGCAGGAGTTGAAGATTTAATTGCTTCAATACCTTTGATTTTAAGTTTAGGTTCTTCGTAACGAACACCTTCACTATCCCACACACTGAGAATGTATCTCTTCTTAGCAGTCCAGATTCCACGTTCAGCAATACATTCTCGCTTCATGATCATTTTTTGATCATACGCATTTACATATTCAGCCAGTTTTTGGTAAGAACTTTCAATATACTTTTCAAGTTCCACTTGACAGATCTTATCAAGGAACGAAACAATGCCTTGATTAGTTTTTTCTCTTCCCTTGAATACAGTTTCAACCAAAGGGCCCATGTTGACATAAAGAGAATCAGTATCTGAAGCAATAACATAATCAACATCCTCAGTCTTAAGAATTTTATTGAGATGTGAATTCATATGATTCATAATCCACTGAATTGATACTTGTCCAGACAAAGTAATTGCTTCAGCATTTGCGAGTTTATAATAACGGAAATACTGATTACCAATGGCGCCATAAGCAGAGTTAAGTTGAATCTTTCTTGCCATCTGAATATTATTGCAGCGGGCAATTTCTTTTTCCAACTCCTTAGTTTTCTTCTTTTCATACTCTTGCTCTGCAGCAAGCATCTTCTTCTTAAAGATTACACGTTCATTGTAAATCTTTTCCATCAACTCTGGAAGAAATCCACGCACGTCTTTACGGAACATTGCCCCATTAGCACAGACGGCATAATCTTTATGCAACTCAAAATTAATTTCTTCGTTCAGGATCCTTTCAACATTCGCAGTGGGATGTCTTTCTTCCAGAAGGGTTTCTGGGGAGATGTTGTACTGCATAATAAGATGGGGATAGAGGCTATTAAGGTCAAAACTAACCACCCAATCATAAATCCCAGGAATCGGTTCTTTAACATATGCCCCAGCATATTTTTCATCCTTAGATGATTTATTCTTTGGAGGTATAACAATGTTGCGTTTCTTAAGATAATTGTAAATGATGCTGTCCCACATTCTCACTTGGTAGAATACATCTACAAAGTTTGCCTTGGCATCATAGGCCATAGTGATTGCAAGTTCAATGAGTTTCATCTTGTCTTCCAATTGATCGACAAGTTCTACGTCAATAATATTGTATTCTACAAACTTCTGCCAACCATTTGTATAGAAATCCTTGAACGTATCAAACTCAGAGTGATCAAGTTTTTTTCGACCAAGCTCTACTTCTGCGATATGGTCAAGACGATAAGATTCTTGTGCCTTATAAGTAAACTTCTTATATAAGTTAATGTAATCAAGTTGACTAATACCACCAACATCATAAGAGATCTGATTTCTACCGTTTACAAAAACTTTGTTTTCAGTTACAAGGCCCCAAGGAGAAAAACGTTTCATAAGTTTTTCTCCAAGAATTCGATTCAATCGACGACAAATATAAGGAACGTCATATAGTTCAACGTTCCATCCAGTGATTACATCTGGAGCATTGTCCATCCACCAGTGAATAAAGTCATTAAGTAAATCATACTCTGTAGAAAATGCACGGTAATTGAGTTTAGGATTGTTGTGTTGAAATTTACCTAATCCCCAAGTTCGAATGGTTTTTGTGGCATAATCTTGAATTGTAATCAATAGAATTTCTTCAGCAGCAGACTCCGTATCAGGAAATCCATTCTCAGAAGCCACCTCAATATCGATTGTTGCCAATCTAATCTTTGAAATATCAAACTTGATTTCTTCTTCTGGATATTTGTCAGAAATGTATTGATAGATGTAGCGATCATTTCCGTAGATTCTGAATCCTTCTACATCTTCATACTTACTGTAAAAATCACGACAATCACGAACAGAACCAGGTTGAATTGGTTCTACGTTTTCGCCTTCAAGAGTTTTATACTTTGATTGTTTTTTTGAAGGAACAAAGAGAGTGGGCGAATACTCTTCTTTGAACATCACATGCTTACCATTTTCATAACCACGAACGAGAAAATTATTCCCGATCATCTGCACATTGGTATAAAATTTCATTCTTTAATCAAGTCGTCGTATTTTTCACGAAGAGTGGGAGTTGGATCTGTAAGAGTAATAATCTTGTCAGAATTAATCATAAACGTGTCTTGTTTAGTGTAACCACAGAGAAATGGTTCTAGAGTTTGATCACTTTTCACAACAAAAGGTTTGATCAACCTACAATCAGGTTCTCCAATATCAGCACCCACTTCCTCAATCTGTGAGACCAAGATCAGGTTGTTCGTCAATGCTATGATTTTGACTAACATTTTTTAATACACTCCGTTCGTAAAGTTCTTTAATTTCATCTTTTGGTTCAACAACTGTAGCAACATAATCTACAGCGATTGCGATCATTGTGTCCTTTGCATACCTTGGCCATACTTCCATATAAACTGAAAGTTCTTTTTCTCCAGCACCATCTTCATAATTAGATACTTCTCGTAAAGAATCGCATATGATTTGGCAAGGATTATTTAAAAGATAAGTCACAACTTTATCTTCAATAATACCTTCTTTAAGATCTGAAATAATACTTTCACCAGATTTTAAAATTGCAACTTTGATTGTCATACTACTATTTTACCTCCACCTATTATAGCAAGAAAAAAAGGAGGAGTCAACCTGGATTTTGCCAGGGACTCCTCGCGGCGACGATATTCTTTTTTATTTATTCTTTATCAAATGATTTCATA